TCATCATAATCGCTTTAAAAGTTTTTTCAGTTATAAATCTAGAGTTTTGAGTTACATCATCAGAATAAAATGTTGTCTCAGAAATTACACTAAAATAACTATCTTCATAATATCTATTTGTTGAGTCCGTTAACTCTGCTCTATTAGTACGCAACTCATCGGTATCTAAATATAGAGATGGCATGTCTTTAATACTTTCGCTTTCTATAACAGCGTTAAAAACTTTTCTGTTTTGCCAAGTTGTACATTTTAAACCACCCCATATGCGTTCCCATGTGTTGTAGTATTCTTCATCAGCTGGACCAAAACTGACAAATCCCTTGTCTAATAACTTTTGATGATACATCAATAATACTAACAACGGACGATGAGTCCTCCAGCGCCTGTTTAAGTTTAAGAACTTTTTATCGTATTGTTTTAATGTCAGTGTATTAGGTATCGGACCTCGATATTTGTTCAGCATCCACTCTAATGCTGAAAAATAAACTATTCTAATAGGTGGTAGGCCGAGTTGTGCAGAAACACGATCATTGTATTCTTTTGCATCATACATATTAGATGAAAATATAACCTGAGATGATGGTACACCTAGTTTTATTACAATATCTTCATAGACTGCATCAATTGCTCTTAAGAAAGGCTCAAATGGAATATCGAGTACAATACTTGCTGTTTTGTTTATAACTGCGTTGAATACATCTTCGCCCATTAACTCTTTGATATCAACAACCTTAAAACTGTTCTCTGTGGTAAACATACAGTACCAGACATTTTTGTCAATCAGAGAGGAATCGTACAATGCCGATAATCCAGAAGTTGGTTGTGTTAAATGAAATTTCCTAACCTGAGGATTATTAATATCGTAGGTCTCAATCAACGGGATTTGTTTGTTCAGTACTTCTATCATTTATTTTTGTTATCAAAGATTTACCAAAGTTGCGCTTTCGACCAAAGTAGATATTTTCCAGGAATCTGTCCATGCTAATATCTTTGCCTTCGAAGAACTCGAACTTATATTGTACAGGATTATCCAACGGTGTGTCATCCAGTAGATACCCTAAAAAGTCATAATCGAATGATATCGCATAAGGAAATTCGCCAATGTTGTCATAGTTAATAACGTAGTTGCGCTGGAATTGTACCAATTGATTTAAACATTTGGCATCTAAGTCGAACTCCGTTTTTACAAATTGTTCTATTAGATCGAATATGTAATCATATCTGCGTTCTAAGTGCATGTTCAATGTAGTTCGGTGAATAATGTTCCAGCCATGCACTTCAATATTAGATATGTTAGGATGATTGATTTTACCATCTGTCATCCAATTGCGATAATATCGTCTAACTTCTTCGCACTCCTTCATAATCCATGGATCTTTAGATATATGATTCCATAATTTGTCATAGAACACAGAGTAGTCTATTCCCTGTTTAGCTAAGAACCTACTGATGTATGTAGTGAGGCCATTGATGTGGAATGTCTGCATGAACCAACTGAATATTTGGCTATCCAACATTTGTTCTGTGGGCATTTCTTTTGTGCCAGTTACTACCTCTACACACTCTTGTAGTTCGTTGTAGTTATAACTGCCACTCATATAATCATAAACAGGCACACTGGTAATTTTATGTAGACGCTTCTGTAATAAATTCATCTCTGCGTTCTCAAGCATCTGTGCCTGTAGGATGTTAATACCTGTGTGATTACCTGCACGATAAATCTTGTAGAAACCTTCTTTCCATGTGTCGTTGGTTTCCCCAGGCAGACCTAGAATGATTTCAGTGTACACAGGAATGTTGTGTTTGTCACAGAGAGCAAAGATACTTTCAATTTTATGCTGTGCTAGATTCTTACGCTTGATATTTTCTAATACATCCAAGTCCATACTCTGCACACTGACAGTTAGTCCCTGATTAAACTTAGGACTTTTAATTAGTTTGAACACAATATCAAATACTTCAGGCTTTTGGTCTTTGGCCCAGCTCATAGCGAATGTGCTAGGGTAGCCGTATTGATTTTGTACTTCTAATAACTTATCAGCAATAGCATTATCGCGCTCTACAAACATACCAAAGTTAGCATCAGTGATAGTGACAAAGCCACATTTGTTCTTACCAATCCACTCTAGCTCTGCAAATACTTTTTCTAAATTAAACTTCTTAACTTTGTTGTATGTCAAGCTACCCCAGTCGCAGAATGTACAGGCATAAGGGCATCCTCTGTTTGTTTCAACAGTAGCGTTCCATTCTACATCTGTAGTCTCTGCCATTATCTTATCAAACACACCTGTGAGATAAGGACTGGGCATGTCTTCTAGACTATTGATGCGATCTCCGTCACCTGTATCAACAGCCTGTCCATTACGGTTAATAACTAATCCGCGAATGTCATCCCAAGGTGTGTTGTCAGTGATAGCATCTAATAGTTGTCGTAGTATAATTTCACCTTCTGACTTGATAACAACATCAGCAAAGGGTAGTTTATCAAATATGTCTTTCTTTGTAATAGGCATCTCAGGACCGCCAAACAAAGTAATACAGTTTGGATTGATCTCTTTGAGTCTGCGAGCCAATGCATAGTTATAGTTCTTATTCCATACATAGGTACTAAAGCCTACAATATCACACTTGGCTAGTTTGGCCACTGTTTCGTTTATGTTATCACGGCGCCAAATTATATCTTCTAGCTGATAGTTAGATTTAATAGATTCAAATTGATTTACGTAAGCCCATAAGACTCCTGCACTATAAGGAAGATAGTGAGCGTTAAATTCTTTTGGCCCTTGTTGGAAGTTGGGCTGTACTAGGCTAATAAGTTTCATTCTGCGTATTCTAAAATGTGTTTAAAGTCTGTGCTAAAGATAATATCATTGGTATGATTTACTATCCAATTATAATTATGCTCGAGTATGGGTGCCATCTCAGCAATCATGATATCCCAGGTAGCATTATCTATTTTACAAAGCCTATCGATCTCTTTAATGATCTTTAACATGCGGGCTGAGTCATCTTTTTCAGCGTCATAGCTTTCATCAAACCATTGGTCAAATGTTTTAAATCCTAGAGTTTTTAATAATGCAAGCGTACCCGGACTTGCTATTAAAATAAAAGGATGTCTAGCTAGGATAGGTTTGTATTCTTTTTCGTTTAATGTTATTGCAGGTTCGTCTACTGCAAAGAAGTGTGTATTGCTAACAACACTGAAGTAGCTTTTATCATAGAAACTCATTAGGTCTCCACTATATCCAAATGTTGGACCGTAGGCAAATTCATCTGTATCAATAGTCAGAGGCAATGAATCTAACAACTTATTAATTCCAGACAGCAATAGAGACTGTACTTCATCATTTAAATCATAGACACGAGGAAGATCGTTCTGCACGTATTCTAATATGTTATTGCGATCTTGGAATCTGCTGTACTCCAAGATACCCAAACTGACATATCCGTTATCCAATAGATCATATGCTGCCAGCAGGCTTGTGGCAAGTATCCTATGAGACCTAGGTGCTCTATTAAAGTTTAAGAATTTCTTTTCTTTATTGATAGATGTAGGAGAATAGAATTTAGAATGATACTGTATTGGTCCTAACAATGAATGAGGACTAAACCATATTTGTATTCTTTCTGTGTTTGGGATATTGTTTACTAAGCAGTATTCGTCATATATCCCGTGTATGTTCTGTGCTACGGTTATATGAATAAGTTTGTTTGCAGGGACTATAGGATTGTTTCTATACAATGCATAAAACAAATCAAGAAACTGTTTAGTATAAGACTCTTGTTCGAAAGAAATGATTAAGTATGCGTTGCCGTTTACTAGTTCATTAATAATGTTATCCGGTATGCCTTGGAATAACTGTTTACTTGCTAGTAAAGGTTTGTCATTAAAATTTACACTGATAGGAAAATTAATAGATAGAAATACTAACCAAGATTTTGATTTATCAATGTCTTCAAATTTAGAAATTTTGTACTCTATGCCCTGTTGTTTGACATAGTCATTAGTTATAAAAACAAACTCAGGAATCAATACTGAGTTAGATGGTACCCAAAATTTACTCGTATCCAGTACAGAGGTGTCTACATTCCAATTAGTAATTTCCGCATTGTCTAGCAATGTTATAGTTTTTGTCATGCATCACCGAGTTTATGTTTCCAAAAATCAACAGTCTGTTTTAGTCCTGTCCAATAATCAACCTTAGGTTCCCAACCTATCATTGCAGTGAGCTTTTCATTACCGCTGTTTAGCAGATAGATCTCACCGTGGCGTTTAGGCTTGGTATTCCAATTGATCTTACCTTGCCAATTTAATAACTTAGCAATGTTGTTTGCGTGTTCTTTAATCTGCACAGGATAGTTAGGACCAATGGTAAAGATATTATTCGCACATTTGTCTTTGTTATGTATTACAGCTATCCAAGCATCGATTAAATCATCAATGTATATGAAGTTTCTAAAAGGCTCTCCATAGCCAAGATTACATTCCTCGGCATTGGACAACATTTGACTAATGATCTGTTCTGTCACAAAGAAATCATTGTCTTTCCTACCATAACTGTTAGTCTGTCTTATTATTATATACTCAAGACCATAGGCTCTGCTAGCATATTCCAAATATTTCTCACAACCAAATTTGGCCACAGCATAGGGAGCATTTGGATTCGGAGTCGTATGCTCGTCAAATACAGGAATGTAAACTGGGATATTGCCCTGTTGTATTTGATCACTGACAGGTTGCCAGCCATATACTTCCATAGTAGATGCAAATAAGAATACTGGCTTCTTATCTAACTTACTGGCCGCTTCAATTAGGTTAACTGTTCCTACGTAGTTAACTTCACTGAATGTTATCTGTTCGTAGAAGCTCTTTTCAACTTCAGTACGAGCAGCAAGGTGTACAATCAAATCTGGTCCAAATTGACTGAGTTCTTTTTTAACTCCTTCAAAATTTAATAGATCAGATTGCATACGGTGAACTGTATAATCTTTTTCTAGAACTGGAAGAATGTGACTTCCTATAAATCCAGAGCTTCCAGTTATAAAAATTTTCATATTCAGCTTGTTGGGTAAATGTAATATTGTTGCAGTTCAGGATTAAGTGGCGCATCCCATTCGCCAGCAGTGCATTGATCAATTATAGCCTGAGGTGCTCCAGAAGCTAGCATTTCTGCATAATTACTCAATTGATAACCTTTAGTACGAGGCTGCATTATACAGGCTTGAGGATGATCAGTCCAATATGCTGTTTCATCTACCATCATCTCTGCAGGATACAGCACATCTCTAGTTGGAGTTCGTTTATAGATAGTCAGTCCCCGGTTAGGAGTAGAATACATTATTCGATCTGCTCCTTGCCAAACAACTGCCATATCATTGCCTTCCATTACAATTTGCATTCGTTGCATGTGATCAATGTATTCACCATCTGGTCCAAGACCATCAAAACATTTTTGATCCCACCCAAATATAGGATGTGGTTTCATTCTATCGTGGTCAGGTTGATAATAACCCCAGGTTTCCCCATAGTTTTCGCTGATCCAATACTTTTCTGTTTGTGTCCATTGTTCTGGACTAACATGTGATGTTACTCCTTGATAAATCTTAGTATAACCCAATGAGCCACCTTCGTGAGCTTCATATTCTAGATCGTCTGCAATTCTTATGAATAGTTTGTTGTTTGGAATATCAAATGTCCAATGTAAAACTAAATGCGGTTGTGTCGTCATGTTATTTTCCTTATATAGACCGGCCGGTCTATTGTATTTACACCATTTTTCGTAGGGTCATTTCATTAAACAAATATTCAGCAACTTTTATCTGTCCTTCAATTGTCCAATGACTACAGGGTGTTATGTACTTAGACGGTAATGTAGCAGAAGCGTTTGCTTGAAATATACTGTGCATAGATCTGTACTTATTACCATCTAATTGATTAATCATATCCATAAAAGAATCTCTTTCAGGGATATCAATGAATTCAGTCCAATCTGCTACATCTATGTACTTTGATTTGTCGCCTAGGTCTCTCAATAAATTTTTTCTAGAAATTTGAGAATCAAAGGCTGATCCAAAGAGAAACTTATATCCATTTGCTCTGCAGAAATTCTGTGCATCACGAACATTTAACAAAAACTCTAATGCATCATTCCTCGGAGACCAGATTTGTTCTTTATATTGTTTTTCCAATGCAGATATAGGTCCGCGATCAGTGACAGTAGGCCAAATAGTCTGCCATTTCTGATGCCAGTTTATGCCTGCTGTAGCATCGCTTTGTTTGAACAGATCAAATCGTTCCATACCTGTGGCCATTAATACTACAACAACATTGCCTAGATTTTTGGGCAAAGGATTAAGATACAATTCTTTAACTGCGGCACGATTACCTGCACCATTTACTCCAAGGCTAAATGTTTTATAATTTGGTAAAAAACTTTTACATATCTGTCTTACCCAATTATTATTTCCTTGTTCTTCTATAAAGTGTTGTCCCGATACATTGTACATAGAGGGATTACTGGGGATTGACTTCCATGTGTCCAAAGAGTATGCACCAACACCTTGGGTAAAGCTATCTCCAAGTCCTACGATAACATTATCGCCTTCAACAATTCTGTCACAGTGTGTGATATACATTTTATTCCTTGAAATAATTAAAGTAGTATTTAATGATAGCTTCGTGTTCTTGCGATTTTCTTGTATCAGTTGACGCAAACAGATTGTAGTTATGTTCAACGATATCCCTTATCGACTCGTACCATTCTACTTTATTTTCAATTGCCTGTATCTTTTTAATAGATTCAACGATTGCAACAAATCTATCACTGTCAGGTAGATCATCATATGATTCATCTATGTACGGATGGAATGTTCTATATCCTAACTTACGTAGATACTTCAGTGTTCCACGTGTTCCAATAATTACAAATGGTTGCATTGATGCCAGCGGTTTGAATGTCTTTTCACTGATGAATGTTGCATGTTCATGTTCAAAATACGATGTTTCGGCAATGATTGAAACCCAGCTGTTCTTATACATGTCATATAAGATTCTTTCAACAAAGTTGTAATAATGATTATCTTTGTTAGACACAGATGTGGGCTCAGGTATTTTATCAAATGCACCAGTTTCGTTTACCTTTAGCATTACATTAGTTGGTAGGTTGTATGTTGCCAAGTATTGAGGAGATGGCATAGTATGCCACCCTTCATTTTTACCCATGGTAATTTTACCCTGCTCTAGCAGTCCTGCATTGAACAAATGCAATAGGTTCAACACTCGTTGGGGGCGTGGTCGCATGTTAATACAATCATACAAATAGATGTCATTGTAATTCGACTTCTTATGTTCTAATAGTAGATCAAATTTAATGTCTGCAAAATCTCTACGGAATTGTTTATGAACGTACATGCCCAACGAGGTAGAAGGGATCACTTTCAATCTAGAACTAGGATTGTTTTCAATGCACCATTGCTCGTAGCTGTCTGCAGATGATTGATCTCCTGTTAGGTATATAATCGAAGCAGGCTGTACATTGTACTGCCGACACTTATTATGGAACCACTGCCATAACCACGGGCTGTGATATCCTTCAACACTTTGATCTAACATAAGCAAGGCTCGTTTGTCCTGCATGTCTTTGATATACGTTGGATTTAAGTATTCAAATACTGATAACTGACTAGGATTGTGTACACCATTGGGAGTATCCGTCCAATCATTGGGATTGTAGGCTACCGCAATAGGAATAATATAATTGTTGCCGCTAGTGCTATCGATTGATTCTATGTTAATAGCTTCTTCTGTGTTCTTAACATGTTGATAATAATATAACATACTATCAACAACCTGCGAGAACCTAAATCTGTGATGATCTATACCTTCTAGATTTCCTAACTTACTATAGTTTACATACAGAACTTCTTGCGGAGACAAGGCATGATCAAACTCAAACTTTTCGTATCTAAGGGTTATGTTATTCATTTACTACCTGTGCCTGCTCTTTACATCTGTTATAGAATTTTTCCATCTCCGGAAATGTAGCTAGAAAGTTTGTACCTCTCCTGCGATCATATTCAGTGAACCAAAGATAGAAATCTCTTTGTCCTTCTAGTATTCTGGCTTCAGGATAATGAGTAGTAGCATAGTAATCTCTAACCCTACGGAACTTTTCATATTCTATATCTGAGAACTTAGTAACATCCGAGTCATCTCTATTGTCGTCTATGAATTGTAGTATGGCATCGAAGTAAGGCAGGAACTCTACCTTAGGCAAGATGTGCATATCATACTGAAGAGGTTCTTTCAGATAAGGAGTATCAAATCTTACTTTTCTATAGCTGTCAGACTTGGAGAGATTATCTCGGTTAATAGTAATAACGTCATCATACTTCTTACGCCACTCTAATACTTTCTTTAAGAAATCGATAAAGGATGTAACACTTAATATATTAAAGGTACACATGATCGATATTTCAGAATGAGTTGTTCTAACAAAGTGATCAAAGTTACGTTCCCATAGCTCACAGTCTAACCCTGTTCTCATATACTCAGCACGGGCACCCCAACTATCCATACTTGAGAATAGTTTAAAACTTTTGATAGAATTGTTCTGCAATAATAAATTTACATCGTCACTTAATCGTTCAACCATTGCTGCCTTGACACCTAAATTACTGTTCAAGTTTAACTCTAAATGTGGTTTAGGTTCTTTTATTAGATGTTCAAACAAGCGCCATGTGCTACGATGCATCAAAGGTTCGCCGCCAGTGACACGAAGTATGTTCAGCGTCTTGGACATCTCGGGCCACCACTTCCACCAAGCGTCAATATAGGGATTAACTTCTTCTTCAAAGGGTTTGAACCATTCGATATTCAGTGTGTGATTCTTAACCATGTTGTAGGGACCAAACTCTTTGATCTCACTTTGGAATCTAGAGCTGGACATTGGATGGCAATAGCCACACTTAAAGTTACATTCATTGGAGAAGGCAACTTCAATGTATTCTGGATTGTAGTTTGCATCCCATGTGCTTGTAGCAATCTCTTCCATGCGTTCTGGAGTATAGATAGAAGATGTTTTAATGTGGCGGTCACTAACATAATCAGGACCCATGTTCTCGATGTTCCAGCAATACTTACAGCCTGCAGGTTGTGTACCTATCAGCATCTCTGCACGTTCTTTTTTCTTTTGCAGTGTGTTATGCAAGGCTGCTGGATTCTCTTTGATTTCGTCTAAGGATATATCGTGTGGGGGCGGGTGATAGCAACTATGTGTCTGACCTGTGTGTAGATATATAGAAGCGTGGTGCCATTTGGCCATACAGAATGTAGGACTTAGTTCATTAGTGATTGCAATTACCTTGCGTATTTTATCTGTAGAGCTCATTGTTTATTATAATATAAATTGAATTGGTTTTGCAACCAATTGTAATCGTTGATCTTAACTAACGCTGTTTGATCGGTTATGTTGTCTTTGGCATATTGATAACCTGCACTAGCACCTTCCAATGCGTATTTGCCAAATTGCCTGTCTTCACCTAGGGTCAACCATGCGTTGAGTTTAGTCATTTGGTTAATAGTATATAACTTAACACATTCTCTAAATGCACTACGCCATGCAGAAAACTCGTCTGTGTTAAATGCTGTTAGGTTACTGACCTGAGACTGTGACTTAGTTTTTTTCACAGTCCCAGTAAACATGTCCAAAGTGATCCATTTGCGTGTTTTTAATAACTTGGATCTAGGAAATAATTTAACTCCGCCATTTTCGTAGACTAGGTCATTTATAGGATTGCGGCTACTCCAAACATAGGCACAGTCTCTGTCAAAGATACTGGGTTCAAAATCAAATTGCCAATCATCTGCTAGGTATGCATCACCGTCCACTACATAGAACATATCTGTTTTTGATAACTTAGCGGCAGCCTTATGTGCATTAAAGATACCCTCAATACCGTTTACTCGTTTAGCCCAAGGAGCTTTCTCTAAGACACGTTGCCAGTTAGCTTCTGCATTAGGTTCATTGTAACTAATGAATATAACATCTAATCTAGGGATGATTAGGGACACACTACCCATGTCCTTCTCACCTGTAGGTTCTTCTACTGCACAGAGTTTAACTGCCCAAACTTTTTCTTTAGTCTCTTCTGTTAGATACCATGTGTGCTCATAAGACAGATCATACCAAGGTATGTTGTAATCAATGTTGTAATCTACACTAGGAAGGTCTTCATTGTATTCAACTTCTAATACAGGACTGATGTAATCTATAACTGTGCTGCCTACTAGATTATCAGTTACTCTAATCTTAAAGGCCCATATCTCTTCTTCGCCCTTGTCAAGATGTTTATTATCTAACATCCATACATGCTCATACCCTAAATTGTACCAAGGAATAAACAGATCAAGATCGTAGTTTAATTCACCGAGCACCGGATTGTGTTCTATGATAAACTCCGGGCTGATAACTCCATACCATTGCCATTCTTTAGGCTTACGATAACGCGGAGTAAACTTCACTACCCATAGACGTTCATCATTCTCTGTTAGGTGTACAGGATCTAATTCCCATGCACATTCATTTAACAAATCATAATAGGCTGGATAGCAATCATCGATGTTTATATCTAAACTAGGAATGTGTTCGTTGAATTCTATGTCAACCTGCGGAGTGACGTAGCCCATATCCTTGACACCAATTGTTGGAACACCTATAGGCTTACAACTGATAGCCCACACTTTATCGTACAGTGGATTAAATCTAGGATCCATGTACCATACCAATTCATAGTACATGTCCCAAGGTTCTGGTTCAAAGATACCAAACGGATCATCTTCGAATGTCATTGTTCGATCTAGGTCAGGGTTCTTTCTCCAAGCGAACTCAGGTTTAATTATTTCAATTTCTTTATAACCTGTCTTAGGAGTCCAATTCTTTTTAAAATATTTGGCAACCCATTCACCTTCGTGATACCAAAACACGCATCTGTCAGTGTCCGGTATTTCATGTATGCAATGATATAGGTTAGGATTAGATACTGTTGGGTTTAATATAATAAACTCAGATCTACCTTTGCCGAGCGCATGTAGGTCAAGGTCATACTGATTGGTATCACCTTGCCATTTAACTTTTTTGATTTCTTCTAGATCTACTTTATAGACATCACGCATACAGTAATTATACTACAGTATGCGGGTTAAAGCTAGACTTTGATGTTAAATGTCGCTGCCGCCGCCGTAGCCACCGCCGTCAAATGGAACACCTGTATCAACAACTAGTGCTGGAACAGGATCGGCTGCAGGTTTGTTTACAATTGTGGTTCTCACTGATCCATCTGCTTGAAATCCATCAAATCTAAGTGTTTGGTTAGAGGCTAGTCCTGAGGGGTTTGTCAAGTTGGTGTATCTATTGTAGTCTGAAAAGTAATATGGTAAATCTTTAATATTACCCACAGTATTTTGATCGTCTCGGGCACTTGGCAAGGTGCCCCCTAACGGATTTACAGTGATAGTTAAATTTCCAGAACCGTCATCAGTTACTGCAAACAAGGACTGCCCTTCAAAGAATGCACCATAAGGCAATCCTTCAGTTGTCATTGCAGAATCTTTGACAATATAATTTTTACATTGATATGTAGTAGCACCTTGACTTAGCGGGATTCTGTAAACTTCAGACCAATATTGGTAGGCTGTTCTAATAGGAACCCTAGTACTCCACACAACCTGATTTGTAACATTATTAGTCAAACGTAATGCCACTGCACCGGGCCAACCCGTGTTCCTACTATTCAATCTAACAGTATATATACCTGCTGATTGTGGTGTCCAAGTTCCACTGTTGATAGATCTGTAGTTGGGACGACCTCTACCACGACCATCAAATATGATATCATATCCGCCGGTATTAGGGTTACTGATTTCAACAAATCCGTCGTCATCTACTGAATAGTCATATGTATGGGCCACTGCATCTGCGTTGAAAGTGTAAGAGCGTACGATATAATTAGAAGTGACCTGCATAGTTGTCCGATAACGATAAGATACACCATATCCGTCTGATTCTGCCTGTCCTCTTAAGAAAGATACCCAAGATCCGTCGCCTTGATAATAATCATACAACGGGATACCTTTGCTAGGGTCTGGGTCTGCGGCATAATTTAAATTGGCCACGCTAGCAGAACTGGCTCCACCTGCTTCAACCTTTGCTGCTCCATCATTGCCCATACCTATACCAATTGTTAGGTATCTCGTACCACCGATAATATCATAACTGGCTCCTAGAATTGCATTTTCAGAAGCGGTAGCACTAATCCAACTACCAATATTTTGTGTGGGGATATTTAATGTTATTCCTATTGTACGTGTCACAGTGTAACCATTTATAGTCACAGATAGGGTGGCATTGTATGATCCGTTAGATTTACCACTAGGATTAAAAACTACTGTTGGTCCTGCATTAGAGTTAATCACAGCAAAACCTGCACTACCGGATACACTAGCAGTATAACTTGATGATAATATCGGGCTTACATTAGAATTTTGAATTATAAACTGCTGTACATATTGATTTAATGTAGAAACTGTTGTTGTAACATTAGCAGGAGATAAACTAAATCCAGTTATTGTCTGAGAAGTTTGTATAATCAACGATGGTTGACTTCCGTTATTTGATATTGTCACAGAATTATTATGTGTTCCAGCAACAACTCCGGAATAAGCCAAAGAAATTGTTCTACTTGCACCTGCGTTAACAGTAGTATTAGCAAAGGTACTATTTCCAGTCCAGCTATATGTAGGACGAGCTACCACAGTACCTGCATTGGTATATGTAACGCCGGTAATACTAACTGCGGTATTTCCGTTATTGGTTAATGTAATAGTCTGAGCCGTACTTTCTGTATCACCGGTATAGAATGTATAAGATAGTGATGTAGGACTTGCTGATAATGCACGAGTAGGAGTAGCAGGGACTGAGCTACCTTCAAAGGTTACAGTAGTAGTTGCCTGCGGTATAGGTCCTAGAATACCCCCAGATTGTGTCCCCTCATCTGTTGACGCAACATATCTGGTAGTACCGGTGATACTTGATCCACTTAACGTCTGTACCGATGTACTTAAAATAGAAATATCCAACGTATACTTTTTAGATGAATTTCTAACAAAGGTAACAGTAATTGTGTGTGCTCCTTGAGATACTGTGTAATTTGAAGGAGTTTGATTTGTATTGGAAACTTGATATGTACTTGTTTGCAGAGCCGCATCAGTTAGACCTAGAACGGCAATTAGATCACTGTCAAATTGTAGCCCAGAATTCACCCAACTTAGGTCAGCTTCGATACGGCCACCCGATTGTAGGAAATAAGTCATAGAGTTAGCATCAACCCACTCGTACTCTACAGTATGGTGTATAGCAGTTGACGCACCAAAATTACTGGTTCTAATACTAGTATTACTGAAAGTTGTTGTCTGCCCACTTGCCACTGTATCTTTGTTTGTCACAGCCAGATTAGCAGCATCAATTATATAATTGGTTAGTAGAACAGATGCAACAGTAGTATCCGAAGGCCTAGTAGCGTTAGGAATAATTGCGCCAGTCTGATGAATCGTACATTTGTTTATGTCATCATACAGTTTAGCCCAATGATTTTCAGCATATATTATACTATTAGAATCCGGTACCTGAACGCTGGTAGCATCAACACCGTAATACGCTAATACTCCGGCAATGGCCGTTTGTATTCCATTGTATTTGGTTCTGCTGATAAGCTGGTTACTATTGACTGTGGTGATTGGCATTTGAAGAATTTCCCTATCTGCACATATTTAGTCACATAGTATGCTCAGACTATTGCGCTAACAGATAACTACGTATATAATTAGTATTATGAAATCATACAAACACTCCGGTGCATTTGGAGACTTGATCTACAGCCTACCAATTGTCAAACACTTTGGCGGCGGCGACTTCTATTTGCATCTTAACCAAATAGACTGGATAGGTCAATACTACTACGGTGCGCCACCTAATCCGTTCCATCAGGGTAGGCTAACCGAGAAAGACTTTGAGTTTATGGAGTACTTCATGTTAGCACAAGACTACATCAATAGTTTCAAAGTTATGGATCCAAAGGTTCATGCTATCACTCACAATCTGGATAAGTTCCGTCCTGTATTTGTAGGTCATCCTACAAATTACATTGACATCTACAGCGGAGTGTTTGGGCTATCTGAAACAGATGCTAGGGTCTGCTCTAGCACTCCTTGGCTCACCGTACCTCAACCTAGAAAGATAGAAGGTAGAGACATCGTGATCAATCGTACTCAACGGTGGATACCTAACACACCCGGGGGTCAATGGGCTCAGTGGCAGGCTCAGGGCTACGAAGACAGGGCCGTATTTGTAGGACTAGAAACAGAGTATGCTGCCTTCACCCAGACCACAGGCTGGAACATACCCTGGGTCGTAACTAAGAATATGTTAGAGCTAGCCCAGGTTATCGCAGGAGCTGATACCTTTATTGGTAACCAAAGCCAATGTTATGCGCTGGCAGTTGGATTAGGTGTTAAAAGTATTCGATGTGAGGCTAGGGTAGACATGCCCTTGGATCGCAACGAGTGTTACTTCCCAAATATGGGCAATGTTACATACTTCTAATGGTTGACAATATGGTAAATCCAGTGTATAATAAACACATCGCAACAAGGAGTTACCATGTACACCTTTGAAGTTTGGGTTCGAATCAATGCTCTTCAAACCGCACACGTTCGCATTAATGCCAGTAACGGTTTGGAGGCCAAAATGCTTGCTGAGGCACAATACGGTGCAGGCAACGTTCTTAACTATACACAAATAAATGGCTAAAAAGAAACTAGGTATTATTCAAAGTAGGGGCCTAGGCGATATTGTTATCGCTCTGCCCATTGCCCGTTATTACTATAACGAGGGCTACGATATATTGTGGCCTATTGCACAGGAGTTCGTGCCCTCAGTGGAAAAGACTGTGCCTTGGATTAAATGGATTCCGTTGGTTGTAGATGGTAGCAACTACTTCTATGAAACACCCATGGAACGGCTACGTAACTTTAAATGCGACGAAGTTATCTGCCTTTATCAAGCTCTGAGTAGCCATCCTGAGTTCTCCAAACGTCCAGAGTTTCAAATCACGGGCTTTGATCAAATCAAATATCATATAGCCCAGGTACCCTTTAAACTAAAGTGGACCCTAGCTGAGTGTATCACTCGTGACCCCCAACGTGAACAGGCCCTAAAAGCCCGAGTGGGTATCCAGGGTGATGAGCCCTATGTTGTAGTACACACTGAGGGCAGTGACTACAAGACCAGCATTGACCCTAGCTGGGTACCCGAGGGTTGGAAGACCATTGAGATCACCCCCATCACCGACTCTGTGTTTGATTGGCTAGGTGTACTAGAGGGTGCTCAGAGCATCATTGCTGTGGACTCTGTGATTGCTAACATAGTGGATCAACTGGGTATTTCTGACTCAGTGGACAGCTACTTCCTGCCACGTAGTCACTTGCATCTAACTCCGGTATTGGGCAGTGCGTGGACAGTTTTAGAGCCCGACGCTGAGACTCTAAAACGTATTACCATCTTCCGTACTGGTTAATCTAGACACTTCCTGATCTGTTAGCTCGGGCCAGAATCTAATACAACAAAGTGTCCTACTAGGTCTAGTAGTTAGACCCTTATGTAATATAGTTGTGTTTACTAATGCGGGCTGTGTGTATTGTAGTCTTGCAACTTCAGTTACATCTGATATATCCAACCATCCTATTGTCTGTTGTGGATCTTGTCCTAAATTTGATCTATCTAATAGGTGTGTTTTATCAGTAGCATACCAAACAGTATAGGAATCTTCTGCATCAACTAACGGTATGTTTAGAGAATATGTACAATTCTTTGGGTTGCCCGAATCAACATGTGGGTGGGGGCCAAGTAGTCCCTCGGTATACATTACTCTATTAAGTTTATTGTCTAACCCTTTACTGGCCAGGTAGGAAATAAACATAGGGCAGTTGACAATGTTATTTTGAAATATGTTAACGTAACCTACATTACGGACTACTTTGTTATTAGTTGTACTAAACAGCGTTAATAACTCTTTCGCTATTGTATCTAGGTTAGGAATATCTAGATAAGTGTAAAACCAGTCTTTATTAAGGGGTGCGTATATCACAATAACTTGCCCACAATAACATCTTCGTCAACGTAGCCCATTCTGTGTAGAATAGGACGTATGTCATTTTTATACTTGACATGCCATGTGATCTTATTGGCCCCAAAGTCACGCATAGTACCCTCGGAGTATTTGATAAGGCGTATGCCTGTCATACCCTGACGCAGATCCTTGCGTAGGAATAGCACATCGTTAGTGGCTACACGCAGGTCTTCATAGTGTATATGCTGATCAAGGAAGAATCCACTATAGCCCACAAGCTCTCCATCTATGCGGGCTGTGACTGTTATGAACTTGCCCTCTGCTTCCAGTGCTAGGTAACGTGCCCAAATGGGCTTTAGTTTGATCTGATGTTTGTTCAGTGTTAATTCTTCATAGTGCTGTTCCAGCAGATACTGCACTTCTGAGATAATATCAGCTAGGGGTTCTGTTTGTAGATCTAATGCCATCTGTTCTAATCAATTCAATAAATTGGCCCCCTAGGTCCATGCCACCAGGGTAGGGGGTTAAATAGGGTTTAATGTGATGTTCTCGATGTAACCACTCTCCGCAAAAAGGCAGAATAAATTCAAGCCAGGGTCGATCTAGTGGACCTTGTGCGTTGTGAGAATACATGCTATGGATTCCGCTGACGAACAAAAACAATGATACAGGCAGTGCATACAGGTATAATAACCCCCACATACCCCCTAGTACCAGAATTAGTATAGCATAACTCAAGCTAAGTGTAAAGCTATAATTGAACAAAAATTGATGCATAGGGTCGCGTAGTAGACGTAGCCCCGCACGGCCAGGCGATACATCTGTTATATCTTTGAATCTAAAGAAATATCTCCAATCGGTGATATAAGGGTCTTGCGCTGTGTCAGAATAGCGATGATGTGCTGAATGTACCATAGCCCATTGTGCAGGACTACTGTTAACGCCTATACTGCCCACTATTCCAAACAGCCAATGCCACCCCCTCGACGTAGTGTAGGCTGCATGTGCAAACAGCCTATGATAGCCACAGGTCATACTGAGTAGAATAACAAAATATAGGGACAAGGAATATACTAGGGCCAATGGGTCTAAATACACACCCAGAGACAGTGAGGGAATAAACAGCAATGCACCCACACTTCGGTGCCAGGCCCTAGTCCTCATAGAAACCTCAGCGAGTAACTTTTCCCCTGTGAAGTGGCCGTGACATCGCCTGAACGTACCCTGATCTGTGCAGGCCCTGTAAATGTCTTAGTGCCCACAACCAATACTCCACGTACTAGATACAGGTTAGTACCATTAGTCAATGTTTCAGTGCTTTGATCTTCTAACACCAAGCTGGCAAGATTGGGCAACCCCTGTGTTTGGTTATATCGTTTGGCTATGCACAACCACTGGGCTCCTTGGGGGAATGTATTGTCTACTTTACCGTTGCTAGTACCGGGATCGTTGTGTTCGGAATTAAGCCATCCCGCTGCTCGATCCTGCAATTGCTGATCTGTGCCCTGTACTATTGAGGTAACGTAACCATCAACATAGTAATAGTGACCACTGGCCGAGTATCCCTCCTCGTCCAGCTGAACTGTGCGAGTTTCACCGGGCTCTGTGGTACACAGCGTAGCAACATAACCAAATGCAGCTAATACTCTAGTTTCCATTTGACGGCTCCATTAAACCGAATCTAGGCGCATTTCGGCTAGAACTTCATAGATCAACGCTTTAACTCGAACATCGTCCATGGGTGCGTAGTTGTTAGGATCCATACTCTGTGCATTGGCCTTGCGAGCCAGTTGTACAGTGGTGTATCGAATACCGTCTAGGTCTAACTGGGTTTCCATGGTAGGGTCAAACTCAATGCTGGTGCCTTTGGGTATGTAGTTGTCTAGAACATGTGAATCTAACCAATCAAACAAGGCCTGTCCACGTAGTTCGTTGCCCTCTTCGTCTAGGGGTAGTATCACAGTTTCCGTGACCAACTGTGGGTATTCGATGACGACTCCGCCGCCCTCTGCTCTGCGTAATGCTCTAATATATTGTGCCATTTTAATTTATAACCTTTGAAATAAGAAATCCCAGTGATAGTTAGTGCCAAACCAATTGGCGCCACTGTTGTAGGCCCATTGGGTCTGCCCTTTGTCGTTGTATTGGGGTTGCAGTCCGTTGGGGAATGTGATGGTTTGAGCACTGGTGGTTTGGTTTACAAAAAACACCGAGGCACAGGCATTATACCACCAGTGTGCTGTGCGTAGAATTTGGTTGCTATTGGATGTATAGGGAACGTTACCGCCTGTGACATTGCCGTCGGCCCCAGTACTGTACGTCAGCAACATGTAGGCCATGCCCGCGGGCACAGTGACCACATAATCAGTTTGGGGACCACTGGCATTATTACTGGTGTTGGTCACAGGCTGAATACGAATCTGATAGGTGTCCCATTTTCCGGGTAAAAGATACTGCCCAGACCATGATCCACTGTTGTTGCCCAGTCGCGTCCATTCTGTAACAAGGCCGCCCATATCTCTGGGCATTCGACGATAGTGGGTGACCATAACGGGCATCTCACCGTAGCTGCTGTTGTACCAAGTATAGTAGGGATCAACACCACTGATGCCACCCATGCCAGTCCAATCAGTAGGGCTGGCCTGTGCACCTTGGATCCAATCTATTATTGTGGTCCATTTACTGTGGCTGGGCAAAGTGTCGTTGTCTGTATAGTAATAGTTGGCAGAGGCTGACCCCTGATATCTATTGTAGGGGACATTGGCCACAGTATTGACACCGGGCCAATAACCTTGTTCAGTGATGTTGCGATAATGAGCGTCGTTATTACTGTAGAACCCTTGGAGACAGGCATAGGCATCATTCTCAGCATTAGTGCCCTTGAAACTGCTCATGGTCATGTTACCCGATGTGGGTATACCTTCAGTGGTGGTATAGTAATTAGGCACATAACCACTGGAATCATAGATAGTACCACCAAATCCACTACTAGCAATAGCAATGGGATAACCCTTGAGGAACCGGCGCATACTCATGGGATTACCAGTGCTAGGTGTATCTTTACCACGGTACCATGTCTCACTCCACTCGTTGACTATTTGACTAAATTTTATTGATCCTGTTCCTAGTGCCATATACTTGTAAGTATCCAAAGTTATTATAGCATATTTATACACGAGCGAAGAGCCCAAACACAGCAAAAGAGCGCAGCGACTTAAAAGCCAGAAGCAAAAACTTACCAGGAATCCCATATGCTGAGAGCCACCCAAATACCCAATCCCAAACTGGCGCCCAAGCCCACTCCGGGTACTAGTATCTGTAGGGTATTATTAGCAGCCGCACCCGTCCAAACAGCAGTGGCAGTGCGATCATAACTTTGTCGAACATCCTCGGGTAGATCTTTTCTTATATATAGATAAAACAGTTTGCCCATGGTAGATCCATGAAAGCCCAAAGGATTGAGCTCAACACCGCCCTGATTGAGTGCAATAGCAGTTGACAGTGTGTCAGCCGCAGTGGCTTGATATACACGATCAACTCCAGCGGCAGACTCTACAGTGACACAGCCCGCTGTTGAACAAGCTAAGACTGATGCGAGCAGTAGTTTAAACAGTGACGGCATATATACACTATACTTATACACTATATATACACTACATATACTACAGTGAATACCCCGCTGTAAGGTCTATTAGAGAGTAGTGCCACCAGCGTGATTAGAACTCTATATATACAATACCCCGCTGTAGGTCTGGGCTATGTGCAAATACCCCGCTGTAGGCCAGAGTGGTTTATGGTGGAAAAACCTGAGAAAAGCGTTGAGAACCATTTGGAAAATACCTGAGAACCATTTGGAGCATTTGACTATAGCCTCTCTTCCCCATCCCCACCAAATTGCCCTGCACAGTAGAATTCACGGTGGAAAATCTGCGAATTTTGCCCCAAAATCATAAGTTCACTTATTAATTTTACCATGATTCCACCATTTCTGGACCGTTTTTTCACCGATTCTTGACCGAGATCCACGGTGGGCCACATTGGGATCACACTAGCTCAACTTGACTGTAGTGTAGATCTATGCTATAATAACTACTAGTATACACACTACTATATAGTGTATATATACAGTGGGCCGTTAGCTCATGTTGGTTAGAGCAGTGGACTCATAATCCATTGGTGCTGTGTTCGACTCACAGACGGCCCACCATTGTGTATATATAGTGTATATAGAGTTGATAAACCCGAGGATGCAGGATATAGGCTGTGGCTAGAGATTAGGAGCTAGAAGTCTGGGAGATCTCGAATAACAGATGAGGGGTGATATAATCTAACCGATACTGCGCCAAACTGATAACCATTTTTCTTCTAGTGGTAAGGGCTAATTATCGAAAGATAATAGGAATAAGTCAGCGGGGATTATATAACGGATACCTGCGTATATATAATACTGATAATGGGGATAATCATTTTGGATTATCCCCATTTTCTTTTAAACAAATTCTACATAATCCGTTCTGAGATATTGTTTTGCAATAGCGACTATGCGTTCTTTATCTGTATATAATGTCTCGTAGGGAATATCTCCTGAAACATAATTGCATTTTGCCTGCTGTGGGAATATATACACTTCCTCATCTCGCTTATTGAGAGTTTTATATACATTAAAAGCGAAAATGATTTTATAAGTTTCTTTATTTTTATTATACAATAAACGGGCTTTTGCAGTATTTGCAGTTAATAAATTATGCATGAGAGCTCCTTGTTAGTGTATACGTATTATAGCATCTTTTTGGAGTGCCGGTGGTGTGGCTTTTTATACACAGATTCTTTTGCGGGTCTTTGGTTGACTGTTTGGTAAAACCACTGTATAATCACTACATGAACACACAAAACACCGTCCGCAAAAAAAGAGCAGATCGCAACCATATCATATATGAGTTGGTGGTCAACGGCTTGAACTACATTGGAGTCACAGCTAAGACAGAGAGTACTGTGAACAAATCGGTTCTGGCTCGTGCGGCCAAGCACTTCTATCGTGCCAAGAAGGAAGACAAGAACTGGCTCTTGTGTGCTGAACTTCGTAAGCTCAACGACAAGTCAGAGATCGAAGTATATGTACATGAGATCGTTCGTGGCAAGGCGGCGGCTCATCGGAGGGAAGTTGAGCTCCGCAGACAACTCAAGCCCGCATTGAACACAGATACCCGTGGAGACTAAAGGGTCTTTGGTTGACACTTTGGTAAAACCACTGTATAATAGACAACATACACTAACAAGGAGCAGACTATGTGGACCACAGACAATCAGAGAGCACTCAAGGCAGAACTTGATATCATGTTCGAAGAGCAGGGTGCCGCTTTTACCTCAGGTTACTTGAACAGCATGGCACAAGAGATGTTGAACCTCTTGCCCAAGCGCAAACAGAAAGAGTTCATCAAGAGTGTAGAAGCTTTCAACGGTCGTCAGCTTGTCACTGTTAAGAACTTGATGAGCGGTGCGGATGTAGAGATTCGCAGGTCAGATCGCGGTACCTGCGTTGATCCTTCAACAGAACGCTATTGGAGCATGTAATGGTTAAATGGGAATGTCAGATGTTCTACGGGCAGAAGCTATACTCGGGACACTATTGGAGTGATGAGCTGAGTTTGGCCCGGGCCCGTAAGAAGGTTGCAGAATTACAACGGTTTCACCCTAGTATGCGGTTTGTCTTGACAGATTGGCAAGAAGGTCGTATAATTGACTTACACACTAACACTAAGGAGCAGAGATGAGCATTCAAACAGTTAACGCAGAGATCCTCGCAGGCAACTTCACCAACGATCAGCTGTCCAGCATCATCGACGCTGTGAAGTTCGCTCGTGCCAAATTGGGTCGACAGTCAATCCGTTCGCTGAGTTTGGGCGACAACGTCAACTTCACATCCAACAAGACCGGACAGAACTACACGGGCGTGGTCACAAAGATCGCTATCAAGTATGTCACAGTCAAGACCATCAACGGACTGTGGAAAGTGCCTGCTAACATGCTGACTCTTGTAGAAGACGCTGAGTACGCATGAGGGGTTGACAAGGTTGGTAAAACCTGTTATAATACACACATAGACAACAAAGGAGCACTAAATGGCACGCTATTACACTAACATGCTTTTGGAAATGGTTGACGATGGTATTCTTGACAAAGATACAGTTATCATGGCCTGTATTAACTACATGAGCGAAGATGACGTCAAGGACATGATGAAATGCAACGAGTTCATCGAGCCCGAAACAGACGAGCCCGATGTAGATGAAGCCACCGAGTGGGCTGACTTCGATCCAGATTGCTGAAGTGCCGACCCCTGCCACTAGGCCCCGCAACTCGCCCGGGCACTTCGCAGGGGTTGACACTGAAGCTGTTCTATGTTACAATACACACTTACACACTAAGGAGCAACTATGACACGCTATTACGATGAGATTGCCAGTTTTGAACGCGACGGCTTCTTTGTTATTGTAGACAAGAGCTGGGAAGACTTGAATCCACGTGATTGTTTTGATGACAGTGTCTCGGATATTGACGAGATCATCAAGGACATCGAACGCGGCCACCTTGATTGGTTCTTCTTGCGTGTGCGTGTACTAGTAGATGGTCATGAGATGGCCGCGGAGCATTTGGGCGGTTGTTTGTATGAAGACCCACGTGAAGTACTCAAAGACGGTACCGCAGAGGACTTGATCTCAGAAGCTATGATCACAGCGAAACGAGAGGTCTATCGCATGTACAAGAAGTTCCAAGAACTCAGCTTTGCTATTGACGCAGAAGGCGTTGAACTATGAGTTATAGATACGTAGATGAAGTACTACAGTGGGTCGGAGCGGTATTAATTGTAGCAGGTCACGCACTCAATGCCATTGGGCCTGCGGTGTATCCCTACAATATTGCAGTCTTTGCTCTGGGCACTGTAGCGTTCTTGATCTGGGCCTATCGTGTGGGAAATAAGCCACAGATGGCAGTTAACGTTGTATCAATAGCCATAGGGCTTGTAGGGTTATAC